TCCGTATGGCGGTTAAGTCCCGTAAAGAGTATAAGGGATCCGGACAGCCGACTCTGTTTACTACAGAGGACGTCCTTACAGATATGCTTCTGCTCGAAGACGATATCGGACATAAGCTTTACAAGTCTGAGACAGAGCTTGCTACTGCTCTTCGTGTAAGCAGAATCGTTACTGTTCCTGTTATGGAGAACTTAGTAACAAACAATAAGGAACTTATGGGTATCATCGTTAACCTGACAGACTACAATGTTGGTGCTGATAAGGGCGGCGCTGTTTCTATGTTTGAGGACTTCGATATTGACTACAACCAGCAGAAGTATCTGATCGAGACTCGTTGCTCTGGTGCTCTTACTAAGCCGAAATCCGCAATCATTTTAGAGAAAGCAACTGCTTAATTTAAGGAGGTAGCTTATGGCAACAATCAGAGGCGTTGAGATTGGAGACGGCAAGTCCTACAACACGACCGGTATGAGTGTTAACGACATTAAAAAGACTGACCGTAAGGCTGCCGGAACCTACAAACCTGGATGGTATGGGAGTCCATCTATTGCTGAGACTCTTGATTCTACAGTAATTGATTACACTAATGAACCGGAGGAAGAGGAGGAAGAGGAAACTCCTAATTCCTAATTCAAAATGGGGGGTGCTTTATGAATAAGTACTTTGGAAAAGTCGGGTTTAAAGAATCCGTTGAGACGGCGCCCGATGTTTGGACAGACTCTATCGTAGAGCATCCTTATTATGGCGACGTTATTAGAAATGGTCGCAGATTATCTGGTGGCGGAGAAATCATACAAAATATTATGGTCACAAACAGCATTTCAATAGTCGCTGATCCTTATGCAAGAACTCATTTCTGGAACATAGTTTATGTCACATGGCGGGGTGCTAAGTGGCACGTAAGCGAAGTAACAGAAGCGTATCCAAGACTAATACTTAGTTTGGGAGGTGTATATAGTGAGTCAGAAGAGGATTGATATTGGCGTACGACTTAGAGAAATACTTGGTAACACTAATGTATACTTTCAGCCACCAGAAACAATTAAACTTAAATATCCTTGCGCTATCTATAACTTAGAAGGCGTAAATCATCGGCATGCCAACGATCGGGTTTATAAATCTGATCCTCGGTATGCCGTTACTTTTATAACTAAAGATCCTGACAATACATACTATGATTCAATGATTGAAAACTTTAAACATTGTCGTTTTGACAGAAGGTTTATAGCTGACAATCTGTATCATGATGTATTTACAATTTATTAAGGAGATATAAATTATGGCTAGATTATCTTGGGATGGTGTCGGCGAAAAGTTTTTTGAGACTGGTACCAAAAATGGTGTTTTATATGTTCAGAAGGATGATGGAACTTACGATAACGGCGTAGAGTGGAATGGTCTTACCGGTTTCACAGAGAATCCTACCGGAGCTGAGTCTAATAAGCTTTATGCCGATAACGACTTGTATGCCGATCTTAGATCAGCAGAGGAGCTTGAGGGTTCGCTTACTGCTTATACATATCCGGATGAGTTCGCTGAGTGCGATGGCTCTGGCAAACCGATCGATGGGGTTTATATCGGTCAGCAGAAGAGACGTAAATTCGCCATCTGTTATAGAACAGAGATTGGTAACGATGTAAGTGATAGCATGGGCTATAAGCTTCATATCATTTATGGAGCTACCGCTTCTCCTTCTGAGAAAGCATACACAACTATTAATGATTCTCCAGAAGCTGTTGAGTTTAGTTGGGACATCACAACTACGCCTATCAAAGTATCTAAATATAATGATGTTGAATATAAGAACACGGCGTCTATTGTTATCGACTCTAGAAAGTTTACTACTGAAGAAGCCAAGGCAAAACTTAAAGCATTGGAAGATATTTTATATGGCGTTGACGCTGATTCTACTGCTACTCCTGCTGTATCTGATTCCGAACCGAGACTTCCGCTTCCGGATGAAGTACTTAGTACTCTTGCATAATTAAGTTTTTAAACGAAAGGAGCTAATCTTATGCGAAAAGAAACAATCAAATATACAGACTACGACGGTAATGAAAGAGAAGAAGATTTTTACTTTCATTTAAGTAAAGCTGAGCTCATGGAATGGGAGTTTTCAAAAGAAGGTGGACTTAAAAACCGTTTAGAAAAGATTATTGCTCTCAAAGATATTCCTGAGATCATGGCGAACTTTAAAGAAATTATTTGTAAATCGTACGGTGTCAAATCAGATAATGGCAAGCAGTTTATTAAGAATAAAGAAATTCTTGATGCTTTCGTGCAGTCAGAAGCATATTCTAATTTATATATGAAGCTTATTACAGACGACAAGGCGGCTAGCGATTTTATCAATGACATCGTGCCTAAAGAAGGAAAATAAAATGCTCCTCTTAGAGATTCCTGAAACCGAATTTTTCAATGAAGAAAAAAATGAGTTTATAACCGTTCCAAAACAGACTCTTAGGTTGGAGCATTCATTGATTTCGATTTCAAAATGGGAGTCAAAATACTGTAAACCATTTATAACTGATGAACCAAAAACAGTAGAAGAGACTCTCTATTATATACAGTGCATGACTATTAATCCACATGTTGATCCTAATGTATATCTATGCATCACCGACGATATGGTAGGAAAAGTAAATGAATACATAGCGGCTCCGATGAGTGCCACTACTTTTCATAATCTTGAAGAGAATCGAAGACCTAGAAAGAAAGAGACGCTTACATCGGAGCTTGTCTATTATTATATGGTTGCAGGCGGCATACCAGTAGAATTTGAAAGATGGCATTTCAATAGATTGATGAATCTTATAACAATTGTTGGAATTAAGAACGATCCTAATCCTAAGAAAGCATCCAAACGTTCTATATTAAAGAGCAATTCTCAAATAAACGCTGCCAGAAGAAAAGCCATGCACTCTAAAGGGTAAAGATAATGCTTACATTTACCGCTAAAGGGGATTTTACAAAGACACAAAGTTTTCTTAAACGTATGTTGAAACTCGACTTTGAGTCTGTTTTAGATAGAGCCGGAAGTGACGGCGTAGAAGCATTAATTCAAGCTACACCTAAAGATACTGGTAAGACTGCCCATTCCTGGTCCTATGAATTAATTAAAGGTGAAGGCTTTTATAAGCTGATTTGGAAGAATTCTAACAAAAATCAGGGTATTCCGATTGCTTTATTAATTCAGTATGGTCATGGTACTTATGGCGGTGGCTATGTTCCACCGGTTGATTATATCAATCCGGCTCTTAAACCAATTTTTGAAAGATTAGATAAATACATACAGAAATATCTGAAAGATGAAGGGGTGAGTATACATTGAGTACAACAATTAATGACGAAGTTGTTAAGTTGTCATTTGATAACTCTAACTTTGAACGAAATGCTCGTACCAGTATGAACACCATAGACAAGTTGAAAGCGTCTTTAAACTTTGACAAGTCTTCACAGTCGTTTGATAACTTTTCTAGAACGGTTAGCGCCTCATCTTTTGGAAATTTAGAACGAACTTTAAATAACATTAACCATAGATTTTCTCTGTGGGGTATAGCTGGTGCAACGGTCATTTCTAATCTTACAAAATCCGCAATGCATCTTGGCAGTGTGTTGGCTAATCGTGTAACTCAGCCTTTACTTCAAGGAGGTAAAAGTAGAGCTTTAAATCTAGCACAAGCTAGGTTTATGATGGACGGCCTTCTGCATGATGCTCAGAAAGTAGAAGATGTTGTAGGCATTGCTGGAAATGCTGTTACCGATACAGCGTACAGTCTTGATGCTGCTGCCAGTACTGCTGCTCAGTTTTTGGCTTCAGGTTTAACTGATTATGATAAGCTTCAGAAAGCATTAAGCGCTGTTTCTGGTGTCGCGTCTATGACTGGTAGCACGTATGAAGAAGTTGGTAATATATTTACTACAGTTTCTGGTAACGGTCGTCTTATGGGTGACCAGTTACTTCAGTTATCGGCAAGAGGTCTTAACGCCGCTGCAGTTTTAGCAAAAGCTATGGGTAAGTCCGAGGAAGAAATTCGTAAAATGACTTCTAAGGGCGAAATCAGCTTTCAGCAGTTTTACGAAGCAATGTTTAACGCTTACGGTGATCAGGCCAAGAAATCTAATGAAACTTTTACAGGTTCTTTCGCTAATATGAAAGCAGCGGTTGCCAGGATTGGTGCTGATTTCTATGATTTTTTACTTAAAGATGCAACTAAGATTTTTAATGCAACAAAAGGTAAAATTAATGAACTTCATGGAAATTTAGGTGGCTTTATTGCAGCAACTAAAAATGCTGCCAACATAGCAACTACTTATATTTTAAAAGTAATTAATTCTTTAGATACATCTAAAATATCAGGTTTTCTTGACGGTACGTTGGGCAACTTGTTTAGAGGTCTTAGTGACAAAATGGTGTCTAAAGACATGTGGGTTGACTTCGTTAAAGAATCAGGAGACAGTGCTAAAGTATTTAAAAAAGAGATAAAAAAGACTGCCCAAGAATACGGTATCAACGTTAATGATATGGTTAAAGAAACAGGCAGT